CCGTCTGGGGGAGGTGCTGGATGGCCAGTATGGGCAAATCACCCGCGACACGGCAGCCATTATGGTGGCCTTGAGCGAAGGGTACGAGCAGGCGCGCTCCTTCGAGGTTCCTGGCTATAAGCCTGACCCTCTGACTGCTGACGAGCTGTTTTCGCTGCGCCCCAGCGAGTTCAACGCTTTGCAGCAAGCGGCGCTGGCGTCCTGGGCGGAAGACAGAAAGCCTACGGTGGAGGTGGAGCCTGAAAAAAAAGAAAGCGGCAAGGCGCAGGCGTCCAGCTGAACCTTGCTTGGCTCCTGTTTTACGGGCGAAAGCTAAATATGGGGAGGCAGGAGATCATGGTCACGCGATACGGTGAGATGCTGGACATGATCGCCTGCCTTGCCATTTACAACGGCGCTACTCCCAAGAAAAAGCAGAAACACTGGACATTTGACGAAGCTATGAGAGTGAGGTGAGGCTATGGCTGTGAATATTGGCCCTAAGATCGGCGTAGACGGCGAAGCAGAGTATCGCCGGCAGATCAACCAGATCATCCAGCAGTCCAAGACGCTGGAGAGCCAGATGAAGCTGGTGGCTTCGCAGTTTACCGCTGCCACAACGGCGGAGGAGAAGAATGCTAAGAGCGCCTCCGTGCTGTCCAAGCAGATCGATGTGCAGCGCGAGCGCGTGAAGCTTCTGGCGGAGCAGACCGGTAAGGCTGCCGCTAAATATGGTGAGAGTGACGCCAAGACGCAGAAGTGGCAGCAGGCATTGAACGAGGCAACCGCCTCGTTAAATAAGATGCAGAACGAGCTCCGCGACGCCTCCAGCGGCGTAGAAGAACTGGGCGATGATATGAACGAGGGCGGCAAAAAGGCCTTGTCCTTTGGCGATGTCTTGAAGGCCAACGTCGCTTCTGACTTTATCGTTTCCGGCATCAAAGCAATGGCGTCAGCTATCAAAGAGGCTACCGCGGCGCTTGTGGATCTGGGTAAGCAGTCCATTATGGGCTTTGCCGAGCAGGAGCAGCTGATCGGCGGCGTGGACACCCTGTTCAAGGAGTCCTCCGCGCAGGTGCAGCAGTACGCCAACGAGGCTTACAAAACTGCCGGCCTGAGCGCCAACGAGTACATGGAAACCGTGACCAGCTTCTCGGCTTCGTTGCTGCAATCCCTGGGCGGCGACACGGCAGCGGCCGCACAGAAGGCCGACCAGGCCATTACGGACATGTCCGACAACGCCAACAAGCTGGGAACGGACATGACCAGCATCCAGAACGCTTATCAGGGCTTTGCCAAGCAAAACTATACCATGCTGGACAACCTGAAGCTGGGCTACGGCGGCACCAAGCAGGAGATGGAGCGGCTGCTCGCAGACGCTGAGAAGCTTTCCGGAGTTAAGTACGACATCTCCAGCTATGCCGACATCGTGGACGCCATCCATGTAGTCCAGACGGAGATGGGCATAACGGGAACAACGGCGAAAGAGGCGGCGACCACCATCCAGGGCAACGCCAACGCCATGAAGTCGGCGTGGAGCAACCTCCTGACCGGCATGAGCAATGAGAACCTGAATCTGGACACGCTTGTGCAGAACGTCATCGACAGCGTCAACACCTTCGCCGATAATCTGATACCGCGCCTGCAGATCATGCTGCCGCGTTTTGTTCAGGGCCTCACGCAGTTGATCTCCGACATGATTCCCTATGTAGCGCCGGCTCTGGAGCTTCTCCTGCCGTCGCTTGTCGAGGGGGTCGGTGGTCTGGTATCCGGCATCGTACAGGCGCTGCCTGCGGCTGTGGAGGCCATTTCCGCCGTAGTCCCCATGCTGGTGGAACAACTGACGATCATGCTCCCGCAAGTCATAAACTCTGGCGTAGAGATCATTGCTGCGCTGGCTGCCGGCATCGGTGAAAATTTGCCGGAGCTCATCCCTGCAGCGGTAGACGCTGTAATTGAAGTTGCAGAGGGCCTTGCCGCCAATATCGATAAGATCATTATTGCGGCCGGCCAGCTCATTGTCGGTCTGGCGCAGGGCCTGATTAACGCCATCCCGCAACTGGTGCGCCGTCTGCCTGAGATTCTTGTGGCCATCGTCTCGGGGCTGCTCAAGGGGCTTTCGGCTATCGGGAATGTTGGCGTTCAGCTGGTGCAGGGGCTGTTTAACGGCATCGTGAATGCCGGACAGTGGCTTTATGATAAGCTCCGGGGCTGGGTAAGTGATGTCCTGGGCTGGGTCAAGAGCCTGTTCGGCATCAATTCACCCTCAAAGGTGTTCGCCGACGAGATCGGCCGGTTTATCCCGCCCGGCATCACCGTTGGTGTCGAGAAGGCTATGCCGTCCGCGCTGCGGGACATGGGCGAGGAGCTTTCCGCCCTGTCGGCAATCCCGCTGCCTGGCGGCAGCGTCAGCACAACCAATATGGGCGGCGTCGTCATTAACGTCTATGGGGCTGATGGTCAGGACGTGGAGGCGCTGGCCGACACCGTAATGTATCGACTGCAGTCGGCAGTTGAGCGAAAGGAGGCGGTTTTCGCATGATTTTCTGGGCAGGACGCAGCTCGGACGATGTCCGTCTCATTGTGGAGCGCTACCCGTCGCGCACGATGGCTCAGCGCAAGGTGGACGTGACTTCCGTCCCAGGCCGCAGTGGAGACCTCCTGTTCGCGCAGGACGCCTTTGAAAACTACGAGCAGTCTTATTCCATCTACCTGAGCGCGGAGGCCGTAGGGCTGCCCAGAATCGCCGCAGGGGCGGCCGGATGGCTGGCAGCGCCCAAGGGCTACCAGCGGCTGGAGGACAGCTACGATCTGGACACCTACCGCATGGCGTATTATCGGGGCCCGCTGGATGTGGAAAACATCCTGAACAAGTTTGGCCGCGCTACAATTTCCTTCAATTGTAAGCCGCAGCGCTGGCTTCGGGGTGGGGACATTTCCCTTCCCCTTGTGCCCGGCGAAGCTCTGCGAAATCCGACGCTTTTTGAGGCGCTGCCTAGAATTACGCTGCGCGGTTCAGGGGCCGGTGTCCTGACGGTCGGCAGTGCCGTTGTAACCATCAACAGCATGCCGGACGGCGTCTTGACCTTGGACTGCGAGGAGCAGAACGCCTACGGGCCGGATGGCGCTAACCGCAACAATACAATCTCTGCCCCGGAGTTTCCGGTGCTGCCGGCAGGAGAGACGCCAATCAGTTGGTCGGGCGGCATCAACGCCGTTGAAATCGTTCCGAGGTGGTGGACGCTATGAGGCCTATCCTTTACCCCTCGTCCGAGCGTGCCTTCGAGGACAACGGACTGGGTGTTTTGTCCGACGCGGCGTCGTGCCTCGTGTCGGAGCAGCGCAATGGCAGCTACGAGCTGACGATGCAGTACCCGGTATCCGGGCTGCACTACGCCGATATAGGCTACAGATCCCTCATTCTGGCCAAGCCGAGCCCGGACGGCAGGCCGCAGCCATTCCGGGTTTACCGCATCACGCGCCCCATGGGCGGCCTGGTGACGATCTTCGCCCAGCATATCAGCTACGACCTGTCCGGCGTAGCCATGCCGCCGTTTTCGGCGCAAGGGATCTCAGGAGCGCTTTCCGCAATCGGCAGCAGCGCCATCCCAGCCGACAACGGCTTTAGCTTCTGGACTGACAAGACGGGTACACAGGTAATCTCCAGCACGCTGCCTCTCTCCGTTCGGTCTCTGCTCGGCGGAATCCGCGGCAGCATTCTGGATGTATTTGGCGGAGAGTATGAATTCGACCGATTCGCCGTCCGCCTGTGGGGCCAGCGCGGCGTCGACCGAGGCGTAACGCTGCGGTACGGTAAGAACATCACTACGCTTGAGCAGGACGCCAACTGCGCAGCCGTCTATACTGCGGTGTACCCCTATTGGGCCAACGAGGAGACAACGGTGGCGCTGCCGGAGAAAATAATTGCCGTTCCTGGCACGTTCGACTTCACCAGAATTCTGCCGCTGGATCTTTCCTCCGCATTTGAAAATCCACCCACCGCAGATCAGCTGCGCACGTCGGCGCGGTACTACATCGCCGACAACAAGGTCGGCGTCCCCCGCGTATCGCTGAGTCTGTCTTTTGCGCAGTTAGATGGCGAGCGGCTGGATCTGTGCGATACCGTCTCTGTGGTGTTTACCGCCATGGGGATCAGCACCCGGGCGAAGGTTGTAAAAACCACCTATGACGTGCTGCGCGGCCGATACGAGTCGGTGGAGGTCGGCGACATCAGGGCCAGCATCGCGGACACGATTGCCGGTCAGGCGCTGGACATTAGTTCAATGCCCACCACGCAGGCCATGCAGAAGGCGATCCTTAACGCCACCGGTTGGATCACCGGGACAGGCGGCGGCTATGTGGTATTTAAGCGCAACGACAGCGGACAAGCGGAAGAGCTGCTGATCATGGATTCCCCGGAAATGTCCACCGCCCGGAATGTCTGGCGCTGGAACTTGGGCGGTCTTGGCTTCTCGAAAAACGGCGTCAATGGCCCATACGAGACCGCCATTACCCAAGATGGTTCCATTGTCGGAAAATTTGTCACGACCGATGGCTTACAGGTGTACGCAGCTAATGTGCTGGGCCAGCTGACCGCCAATCAGATCAATGCCGAGAGTCTGCACGTCAAGGCCGCCAACGTGGATGGAACATTTTCGGCGGACAAGATCGTCGGCGGCAGCATCGATGCCGATCAGATCAACGTCAAGAACCTGAATGCGGACAATATCAATTCCGGATCGCTGAAAAGTGCCTACCTGGCGGATGGCGCAGTGGTCAACAGTAAGCTGGGCAGCTACGCGGTAGAGGGTGGCAACGTGGCAACCGATGCCATCATCAATCGACACCTGAGTAGTGGAAGTGTTGCGAAGACAACGTGCTCTACGAGCCTTCAAAATCTGATTGCGGAAGGCATCACCGCCAACAGTATTTTGGCCGGCACAGGATCCGCCAACGACTTGACGGCCGATATCCTGAGGGTAACGACAACGTTCCGATTTGGAAGTTTCTCAAACCCGCTCACGCTTTATAACAGCTCGAATCTGCCGACTTATGTACTCGGCACGAAATAAGGAGGTGCGCCTATGGCTCAAAACCCAACTGTAACACTTGCCGACGGGACGGAGCTGCCCTGCGATTTTTTCGGCTACGCCGCCAGCGTTGGTCTACAGTACATCGATGTCCCTGGTATCACGGTTGTTAAGGCAGCTCGCCTTTTCGGGGATGAGAAAAAAACTGGAAAAATCACATTTGCGGGTGGCGATGAGACAGTCGTAAGAGAGGGCTACACCGTCTGCGTTGGCATCTCTCTCGGCAGCGAATCGGTTCGCGTCACGATGCGCAGGCCCTTTACAGAGCCGGATGCGGCTCAAGCGCTAGAATCCTCGCGCCACGAGGCCGAGCAGTACCGCCTGGCGCTGGAAGAACTTGGCATAAATACCGAGGAGGTGGTCTCTTGAACATCAACCAAACAGTTGCACTGAATTTGTCCGAGTCTATCGCCCCTCCGACGCTGCGAATGGCGCAGGACGACGCCAACACGCGAACGATCAAGGCATCTCTGTGGGACGGAGCTCAGCCGTTTTCCATCCCCAGCGAATGCGTCTGCATGGTGCGCTTCGGTAAGCCTGACGGAGCAGGCGGCCTCTACGACACTACCGAGGGCGGACAGAAGGTTAATTACTCCGGCAATGTAGTAACAGCGCCTGTGGCGGCGCAGATGCTAGCTGTGGCGGGTGCCGTCAAAGCTCAGATCGACATTTACGGGGGCGGAGAAAAGCAGCAGGCTGAAAAGCTGGCCACCTTCCGTTTTCGCGTGGAGGTCGAGCCATCGGCCTATGCAGATGCCAAGATCATCAGCAGCGATTATTACAATGTCTTGTCCTCTCAGATCGCCGCGGCAGTTGAGGCTGGCGCCAAGGCCGACCAGGCTATACAGGCGGCCCAGCAGGCAACCGAGGCAGCGTCCTCGGCGTCTCAAAGCCAGGAGGCAGCTGCCTCGTCTGCGCAAAGTGCCTCCCAGTCTGCGCAGACGGCTTCAAGTGCAGCGACTTCGGCGATCTCTGCTAAAACAGCCGCAGAATCGGCGCAGGAGGCCGCACAGGCCGCCAAAGAATCCGCTGCGTCCTCGGCCAGCGCTGCCGCCCAAGACGCACAGAGCGCCACTCAGGCCGCCGCAGCGGCCATGCAGGATGCGGATGACGCCGAAGCGTGGGCCGTTGGCAAGCGGAATGGCGCCGATGTGCCATCCACCGACCCCGCCTACCACAACAATGCGAAATATTACAAGGATCAGGCGCAGGCCGTTGTCGGTGACAAGGTAGATAGCTTTAATGGCCGAACCGGTGCCGTTGCCCCTCAGACGGGAGACTACACGGCGGAGATGGTCGGCGCGCAGCCGCTCTTGACCCCCGGCGATAACATCTCCATCAGCGGCAGCGTGATCGCTACCAAGGCGTTTCCGTGCAATCCCAACCTGCTGGATAACTGGTATTTCGGCAATCCCGTGAATCAGCGGGGACAGACGAGCTATACGGGAGTCGAGTACGGGATTGACAGGTGGCAAATATCATCTTCTGGGGTTATTCTGGCTATTTCGGACGGCTGCATAACGATTAGTAACACGGAACAAGGCAAAGGCGGCACCATCAGCGAAAAAACCGAAGTTAAAAACACAGGGTCGCATGTTGTGATGTCGGTCTTGTTAAAAAATGGGACTTTGTTTGTTACCACTGGTGTCCCAACCACCGATGCAACCCTTGTAACCTTAAAGGAAGGTCTTTATGCAGGGTTTCGTGTGTCTGGAAACAACTGCTTGGAAGCGTTGTTTTACTTTTCCGGGGTGACAGTGACGCAAGAGAGTATTGTCGCCATCAAGCTGGAGCTTGGCACGGAGCAGACGCTGGCGCATCAGGAAAACAACGTGTGGGTGCTGAACGAGATTCCGAAGTTCGGCGATCAGCTGGCGGAGTGCCAGAGGTACTACTATCAGGTTCATTATACCCAGTATCAAACAATCAACATGTCGTATGAAGATACAGTCTATGCGTTCATCATGTTACCGCTCCCCGTTGCAATGCGTATCGATAACCCCGTGTTGACGCAAAGTAAGCCGATAACGCTGGGGACCAGCGAAAAATTAATGGCGGCGGCAGAGGCGAAGGGATGTGTGGCGAGACTGGGTGTCAACTATGCAGAAATAAGCAACGCGCAGAGGTCAATATACTCGTACTGCGCCGACCCCGAAGGCGTCACCTTTACGCTTTCTGCTGATTTGTAAGGAGGTGCGCTATGGAAATCCAAAAATCAAAGGTCTACGTCCTGCTGGACGAGCGAAGCCGCGTCCTGCGCTGCGAGGGCGGGTACACCATGAGAAACATCGACGACGTGAGCCAATGGACGTACATCGACGAGGGCACGGGGGACAGGTACAATCTTTGCCAGAGCCACTATCTCGACGGCGGGCTGTACACCCATCAGGGCATTCCCCGGTACAAGTTCGAGGATGGCGCTTGCGTGCTGCGTAGTGAGGCGGAAATTGCGGAGGACGTGGCAGCGCTGCCGCCTCCTGCTCCTGCGGAGCCAACGTCTGCAGAGGCGGTGCAGTACAAGGCTGCGCTGAAAATCCTTGGTATCGAAACGGAGGAATGATATGAGAACTGACATTCTGGAGCAGGCAAAAGCGCTTCGCGCCAGCATGGACGCGGCAGCGGCTGTCCTGACTGATGAGCAGGCGGCAAAAGCGCCGATGATCTATCGCCCGTGGAGCAGCGACAGCGTGGCCTACACTGCCGGTGACAGATGCCTGTATGGCGGCGTGCTGTACAAGTGCTTGCAGGGTCATACCTCGCAGGAGACATGGACGCCGACTGGTGCTGTCAGCCTGTGGGCAAAGGTACTGATCCCCGATCCTGCCGTGATCCCTGAGTGGCAGCAGCCGGAGAGCACCAATCCCTACATGAAGGGGGATAAGGTGACATATCAGGGCCAAACATGGCAGTCTACCGTTGACAACAACGTGTGGGCGCCGGGAACGTATGGATGGGAGGTGATTTGATATGTGGCAGTATATTATCC